CTAAATCGGCATACAATCTAACTCATACTTAGAAGAATAATTTTTAACATACATCTGATACCGTGGTATCCCTTTTTCATCTGCGATGTGCATTAGCATTTTTCGATAAAAATCAGGAATTTGGCTACCAAAGTAAATGGCAATAGGTTTTTTCTTAATTGGATAACGGTCTTTTTGCTCTACAGTTACATTAGGAGTAGAGCATGTTATTCTCCATTCATTTTCATAAGACCAGTCATTTGATTTATGTAAAGCGGCTTTTGTAAACAAAAAGCCATCATCATAAAATTCTTCAACAGGAATTCCTATCATGCGGTTTAGCTGTTGCTGCACAATCCACTGCCCATATCTTGTTGCATCGTAACGCTTGTTTGAATATATCACAGGATAAATCGCTCCTAGTTTTATATCAGCACACGAACGATTTGGGCAGTTAGAGCATTGTGTTATTTCATTATTTCTAAAATCATACCCTATAGCAAATCCTTTATGATTATTTGCATAGTGCGCCCACATTAACGGAGATTTAATGCTCTCTGATAAGCATACCATTTTCGTGTGTTCTCGTATTCCATCTTTTGCAAAAGAAAAACATTGTTCCAACCATTGGCTAAAACCAGGTACTGATTGCCAAACAATATCCGTAAGTTGCTCGGTATTCAGTGAAGAGAGCATTTCTGTTGCTAATTTCTGTAAATCAGCGTTAGGAAATTGTATTTGTTTAATTGTTTCTATTACAGAAGGGAGGGAACCAGAGGAAAACATTTTTTCTATTGAATCAAGTATGGTATCTTTATCAAAAAAGAAAAGGCTATCGTGAAGATCATTAAATAAAGCAGCTTTAGAAAGCCAAAGTTCATCTTTTTCAAATGCTTCTATGCTGTATTCTGTACACGCTCTAAATTTATAAAGTTGTTCGGGAACATTATTTCTTATGAATTGTATCAGTGGAAGAAATTGGCGGTCAACTTCTTCTTTAGGAGCTTTGGGACTTATCATAATTTGTTCAATTATTTTTTCAAATTCATCTCGATAACTCATTCTTCTTTCCTTTCTAATCGGGCTACGCTATCAATTAAATCATATATTTTAACTCTGATTTCATTTATTTCACAGACACGTTCGTTTAATATCATAATATAAGTGATAATAGAGAACAGCTGACCGCTTGTGTAGTTGCCCAAATAAACTGTAAGAGCAATAGCAAAAATTAATAACGCTGATTGTAATATATCCGTCCACAAATAAGCTTTTGCATCCAAGTTAGAGTTTAATACTCTCAAATTTAGAATTGTATTAGTAAAGCTTTTAAATCGTTGTTCATTCCTACTTGAAATAATATCTTCTCTTGTTTCATCATGATTCTGAAACTTAATATTGTTACTAGCAATCATTTTGTGGTATTTTTTCTTTATAATAATTATTGTTTTCGTCTTCAATAATGTGTTCATATACTCTGGTATCAATAATTTTATTTATTGCACGAACAGCAATGAGTAGAAGTTGTAAAACTATTAGTATATAAAACCAGAAGTACCTGTGATCCAAAAAATTATCAATACATATTCCAATAACAAAAGGATTCAGTGATAGCAGAACAATCTCCAATATATCCATAGCTAAAACTGTCATAATGCCTAAGGGGGCTTTTTTAAAAATATCTTGAAGCTTTAATACTAAATCTTTCATTAAACTATTCTTTCGTTTTTATTCAGTAGGTGTTTATATGGTTATCTCAGCTTAATCTCATCACTGTCCCCCACCAGCCATTCCATGGTGACCTCCAATGCTTTGGCGATCATACGCAGCTCTGCATCACAAACATGCCGCTGGTTCTTTTCGATTCTGGAGATGATTAATGGAGTCATGTCTTCCATAACCATGAATTGGAGCTTTTTTGCCAGATCTTCCTGGGTGATGGGTGGCTTTTGAAGAGCCCTTCCCAATCGGACTCTTTCTGAGCAAATATTTCCTTTTATTGTAAACATACTCTTACCCATGTGAATTAGCCCCTTTAATATATCTACTTTCGATATTTTTCATCTGTTCTATTGATTTTATACAGAAACCAGGTATAATGTTGGATAAACTAGATATAAAATATCTAGTTTGGATAGTTCTGGAAAATTTTTTGAAGCTGGCAATGGGGAATATGCTTTATCGGATGAAAAGAAGGCTCAGCCCCAAATGGCATCAAGATAAATTTGTGACAATATATAAAATAACCTGGGATTGCCACTATGGAATGTATGGCAGAAAAAAGGCACAAGTATGGCAGGGCTTTGCCGATGACATAGGAAAAGAAATCTGTTATACTGCTATCGTCTACAAGTGGATTCAGGAGAGTCCGCTTGTTTTTTTATTCCAATAAATCAAAGGAGCGTGATGTAATTATGAAATATTGTCCTTATTGCGGTGCCGGCCTGCCGGACGGTACAGTATTATTTTGTCCGGAATGTGGAAAATCTCTTCCAGATGAAAAGAAGAATAGTGAGCAGCCGGATGCAAAAAAACATAAACCGGAAAAGAAGCTGCGTTCAAAGAAACGTGCCAGAAAGCACTCAGAGCCTGTTTTGGATACTTCTTCTGATGAAACACAGGCAGCGGATGATTATGATGGATATTATGATGATATCCTTCCAGTAGACGAAGGCAGACAGAGGGAAGGGATTGACCGGTCAATTGTCAAAAAATAGCGGCGCTGGTAGGCGGGCTTGTAGTTGTTATAGGAATCTGCATTGCCCTTATGTATCTGCTGTGATCTTTTGTTGTAAATATCTTTGCCACATCGTGTAATCTAAATAAAAGAACATGAGGTGATGAAGATGATCTATATATCCAAAGGAATTGTGGGGAAAGGCTCTACAACAGAATTAGTTCAGGTGATAAGGGGCGGCCGGAGTATGTATCTTTCCGGCAGAGAAGCTGATTTATGGCTGAAGGGACGCTTTTCATTTTCCCAGACAGTTGAAGAGGAGCGTACATTGCATCATCTAGTTCGTATGGGTCTGGCAGAAATGGAACCAGAAGAAAGCAATGACGCAAGATATCAAATCCTTACAAGATGTATTTGCTGCCCTGCAAAAGCGGCAAAAAGAAAGATGGGCTTATCGATGGAAGAAAAAACCGTGCTGTCCTGGCTGGTAAACGCCGGGATCAGGTTGTCTACGGCAGAGCTGGTTTACTTGATTGAAAATAAGGTGGAAGCAGGGCCAAAGTTTTTTTATCCGGATAACCGGCAGGCATTGGTAGAAGCGATTTATACGGTTGATACCATAACGGACAACATTCTGGAAAATCAAATGGCAACGGCAGGGTGCCGTGACCGTGTTGTGCAAAGCATTCTTTCCTTATTAAAGAAAAAGAAACTATTGATATTGTGAGGTGGTGGGATTGAAAAATGAATTTAGACGTATTCCGGAAGCCATGCAGCGTCAGGTTGTGCTTCGGCTTGCTGTCGGCGCAGGATTTCTGCTTTTGTTTCTTGTATTGCAGATTTGCCTGGGTGATATCTGCTTTTCGCTTCCATGCCTGCTGTTTGGCGGTGGGATGATTGTAAATGGAGGCCTGCTGTTTTATAATGGCATCAAGGGCAATTTCATCCGTATCCAGGGCATATGCAGGCAGATTGAAACGACAGGAATACGAAAACGGATAAAGAACCTTTATATTGATATGGAGCCATACACATTAAAAATGCCTGTTCGCCACAGAATAAGGAATTTAATCAGAGGCGATACTGTAATTATATATTTATCAGAAAAAACACCAGTGTATGAACAGGATAAAGGATATCTGATTTGCAGTTATTATGCGCTGGAGATTAAGAAAGAGGTGTAGTTTATGGAAATATCGGAACGGGAGAAAATATATTCTCTGGTGGATGAAATCAGGACATTGATAGAAGAAAATGAAAAAGAAGACGGGACATTCCGTTTTGATCCGATACGTGCCATGATTGCTTTGGATTTTGCGAAAACTGAGATAGCCAAAACAATTGATGCACCGGATTTGAAATAATAATTTTGAATGAGTTTTCAGGCGGATTGACTATTGAAACAGGTTATGCTATAATGCATATATCAGTTTCAAGGTTTTCCAGAGGAATCCAAAGTTAGCAGAGTTTTCACAGTGTCAATTAACACATGAGTGTTGGTTGGCACTTTTTTTGTTTTCTTAGGTTTCTGCCCCAAAAGCGGGTTGAAATAAATAAATGATATGGCAGGCGATCCCTGCAGGAAAGGAGAATTACTATGTTAGACGTAATTGCAACCAGTGCCGTTGTATCCAGAGGCTATGAAGGTGCAGCAGCGCTCAAATTTTCAGAGAAAGGAGATGCCGTAAGGTTCCGTATTGGAAAGAAGGTTTATGATTCCCGTGCTGAAAACAATACCCGTTGGATTAACCTCTCGGTTAAGGCATTCGGGGATGTATGCAAGAGGATTGCCAAAATGCAGCTGAAAGAAGGCTCGTTTATCAATTTCCGCGGCAGGCTGGACGAAGATAATTGGACAGACCAGCAGACAGGCGAATCCAAAAGTGCAATGGTCGTTATCCTGGACGACATCGAGTATGCCGGAGGCAAACCTAAAGAGAACCAGGATGCGAACCAGCAGCCAAATGGCACAGCTCCCAATACCGGGAAAGCGGCAGCGGCACAGCCTGCAGCGCAGTCTGCAGGAGGACAGATGCCGGACGGCTTTACAGGCTATGAAGCGTTTGGCGGCGGCTCGTTCTTTGACGAGAACTGAAAGGAGCAAAATTGAATCAGGCGTATTGAGGCGCACATGGGTTACATTCTGTAATTTCATGTGCGTTTTTTGCGTCCTGCATTCCAGAAAGGAACCAAAAACCATGGATAACAGAGAAAAACAGGCCCGGTTTGTCCATGAGGCGCTTGTTGTTATGGGGGTATTGGCGCTGCTGTGCTTTGTCTGCAGGCTATGGCCAATCCTCCTCCTTGTGATATTGGGCGTCCTGATTGCGGCAGTCCGGATGGTATTTCTGGCAGCAAAAAAGGTGGAAACCGTAGAACCCATGCCAGCTCCACAGCCACAGCCGATACCGGTACCGACGGAAACAGATGTCAAAGCGCTTGCCTATTCTGTCATACTCAGACGGATTACTGAGCTGGTTGCTGCTGAGTATCCGGAGGCGAGATGGGTATGGGAAGCGCCTAATGCGAAAGCATTGTTTGAAACGGGCGCCGATTTGTTTGTGCTGCTGAACCGTGCGGGCGGGTACCGACGGGCAAAGGTCATTATCCACAATCTTCAGGTTCTGGGCATCGAATATGAAACGGCTGCAGAGCCAGCTAATCCAGAGCCGGAACCGGAAGGGCCAGAGCAGTCCGGAGAAAATGAAAAGGAGAGCTTCCAGCTTATCGCCTTTGAATGGGCGGAGGCGCACATATTTGAGCTGAATACACGGTGTAACGAGGCGATTGGGCAGAACCTGTCGGAACTGCTGATTTATGCGGATGAGCTTCCTGCGAAAGAGAGCTGGGAGGATGTCTGTGGCGAGCTTGTCAGGGCTGGCCTGGAAGATGCCTGCTGTGTGCCGGAAGGAATCAAAATCAATCTTACGCAATGAAATGCAGAAAGGAAATGAATTATGAGTGTATCCATTAACAATATTTTTAATTACAGCCGTCCGCTCCCGGAGCCTTTTGATACCATTACCAACAAAAAAGTCAAGGTTTCTTCTAAATATGGGGATGGAAGCACAGCTTCAACGCTTTGCGCTACGGTCATAAAAGCAGTGCATGCAGTCTGCCGCTGTATGAATGGCAGCGGGGAAGGCGCGGTCGGCGTGATTGACCACCGGACTGTGGCAGAGTACAAATCCTCCATGGGGCCGGATGCCTACCATCTGGTCGTTTATGACAGCAATTCGGGTTCGGTGACGGCAAGCGTTTACGATAAGAACACGGAGGTGTTTGAGAGTTATACGATGAACGCTTCCGGCCGTGACGGGGCTGCCGTCATGATGGCGCTGATGCCGATCCTGCAGGGGGATGATGAGTTCCAGGAAAATCTGGAGCAGTATTACGACCAGTTTAACAGCGGGTATCCCGATATGGCGAAGGCCACGGAATGCATGGCCATGCTGTGCGACAATGCTTACCGCCGGATCAAGGATCCTGCGTGTTCCGCCCATATCAAGGTGGGCGTGGACAAGTCGGGTAACCTGATGCGCGTTTCACAGGCGCAGCTGGATTCCGGGGCGTTTGCGCCGACCAACGTATCGGCAGGCGAATTTACCATATTTGCCAAGACCGGGCCGGCAACAATCAAGAAGGCGGTTTCCCTTGTGGAGCATGAGGATTTCGTCGGTAAGTATGGGCTTCATAAAAGGGCATTAAACGCAGTGGAGGAGAGCCTTGTCCCGAAACTCCCGGAATGGTATATCATTCCGCAGGAGGTTGTGGACATCTGCCGGCATGCGCAGGCGACAACGGGCAGATCCATGCAGATGCGTAATTTCCTGTTACGCGGGCCGGCAGGCACCGGTAAGACAATGGGAGCCAAAGCGATTGCTTCCGGGCTTCATCTGCCTTACATGAAATACACCTGCTCTGCCGGTACGGAAATATTCGATTTTGTCGGTATGATTTTCCCGGATTCCGATTCAGTGTCAACTGGCGATGCACAGCTCGATAAGGAGAAGGAAACCTTAAAAAGCATGGGCGGCGTGAATTACGCCAATGTGTCCAAGCTGATGGGACTTCCGGATTTGGATGATATGGACTATGACCCGTCAGGCGTTTACCAGGCTTTGACCGGAACGGAGAACCCTGCGGCAACCTCACAGGATTGTATGCGGATTGTTCTGGACAAGGTGACGGAAAAGGTGCGTGCGCTTTCAAAGCGGGATGAGGCATCCAAAAGCAGTGGGCAGACCTACAGTTATGTGGAAACGGATTTTATCAAGGCTCTGAAAAACGGATATGTGATTGAGATTCAGGAGCCATCCACGATTGTGCAGCCTGGTGTGCTGGTGGGCCTAAACTCCCTCTTGGAGCAGTCCGGCACGATTACCCTGCCCACGGGCGAGATGATTGAACGCCATCCGGACGCAGTGGTTGTAGTGACAACAAATACCAGCTATGAAGGATGCCGTGGCATGAACCAGTCCGTTCTGGACAGAATGAGCCTGGTGCGTGATGTGGAGCTGCCGGAACCGGAAGTAATGGTTCAGCGTGCCATGTCAGTTACCGGCGCGACGGACGAATATCAGGTATCCCAGATGGTGCAGGTGGTAAATGATATGGCGGAATATTGCCGTAAGAACAGTATTACAGACGGCTCTTATGGAATGCGGAGCCTGATTGACTGGATTATCAGTTCTGAAATTACTGGGGATGTCTATCACTCGGCGCTTTACACGATTATCAGCAAAGCGACTGCCGATGAAATGGACCGGGAGGCATTGATCAGCATCGTACTGGAACCGATATTTGCGCCGCCCAGAAAGAAAGCGGCAGTATAAAACAAATAGGAAGGAGGATTACCCTATATGGCAAGGGTGAATCACAAACTTGTGAAGCAGCGCCTCAATGAGAAGCGCAGCAAAATTACTGACCGCCAGTTCTTCTCGTCCCGTATTCTTGCGGGACACTTTGAAGATTTGGCGGCAGCGCAGACACGGCGGTATCATTATAACCGCCGTGTGCGCGTTAACCTGTATTGGAAGCCGAAGGACCCGTTCCTGGCGGCGACGGACAATATGTACATCCGTATCAATTCAGGGAACCCAATGGTCACGAAGGTAAGGGGCCGGGAGAGCCGCTACCAGATTGTGTGCGGCACGTTTGCGCATGAGCTGGGGCATGTCCTATATACGGATTTCCTTGCCGCACAGACCCATACCAATTATCTGGAAAGATACAAATGGTATCCCTATCCGCCGGATCTGAAGACATCCGCAGACGCAGGGAAAGAAAGGGCGTTCTGGGATTATGTCAAAACAGACACTAAGAGCCTGGAGGCAGTGCAGTTTATCGCACACCAAATCTCAAATGTCATCGAAGACGGGTACATTGAAAACCGTGTCCTGACGAACTTTCCAGGGACGATTGGATATGGCCTGGAAGAACTGCGGAAACAGCATTTTGCATCGATTCCAACGGTAACACAGTTAATTGAGCAGGAGGATGACGGCAGCAGGCATATTTTTGAAAGCATTCTGCAGGTTTTGCTGTCCTATGCAAAATTCGGTGAGATCAAGTATGGCGACGAGCCTCTCAGTGATGAGCGGATCCAGACAGTATTCAAGCTGATTCCTGACATTGACAGCGCACTGATGAGCAAATCCGGAAAAGAAAGATTACATGTTGTCAATCTGATCCTGGTACGCTGCTGGGAATACATAGAAGAATTCTGTGAAATCTGCAAGAAGCGTCAGGAGGATGCCGCAGCGGCAGGCTCTCCTGCAGGCATTGGTGAAACAATGGCTGAAGTGTTGAAGTCAATTGCAGGTGGATCTGAGATGGGCGAAGGAAGCAGTACGCCGGTACCGGAGGCTTCCGGAAGTTCTGAAACTTCGGCAACGGCAGGCGCGCGGGCAAAAACGCAGGAAGATGCAGAGGAAAGCAATGAAGAAGAATCAAAAGAGGAGGATGGAAATTCTCCCCAGACTGAAACGGAAAATGAAGAAAATCCATCTGAGTCTGGAGAGGCTAAACCTGAAACTCCAGAGGAATCCGAAGGCAGCGTTGGTGGCTCCGGGCCAAATTCCGGGAAACAGGAAACAACGGAAAGCGAAGGCGGAAGAATCCCCTATCAGCAGACAGAGTCCCTTTCCGAGCCGCTCGGAGGGACAACGGAAAAGAATGAGTCTTACGAACGGGAGCATTATGACCGTGCTGCCGCCGATATTGAGCGTATGCTGGATAAAATGGCAGAAAGGGCGGCCTGCGAGCAGCTGGAGAATGAACGCATCCAGGAACTGAATGATGTTGCGCAGAATATTTCTTATGGAAATATCCATGCCGGCGTCAGCATCCGGATCAACCGCATTTCCAGTGTGGATGAGGAATTGACGGAGCAGTACGATATGATATCGGCACCGTTAATCAATATCTCGCGCCAGCTGCAGAAAAGCCTGGTCAAACAGCTCAGGGAAAACCGCCGTGGAGGAAAGCAGACCGGTCTGATTATGGGAAGGCGTTTGGATGCGCATGCCCTGTGCCGGAATGACGGCAAGGTGTTTTATAAGAACAGCCTGCCAAATGAAATTCCGGAGCTGGCAGTGGGATTGCTGCTGGATGAATCGGGTTCCATGTGTTCCTGTGACCGCAGCACCTATGCAAGAGCGTCAGCGATCATCCTATACGACTTCTGCCAGAGCCTTGATATCCCGGTAATGGTTTACGGACATTCCACCGGATATGACACAGTGGAGCTGTATTCTTATGCAGAGTTTGAGAGCTTTGACCATGACGATAAGTACCGGCTCATGGACATCAGCGCCCGCGGAAGCAACCGTGACGGCGCAGCCCTGCGGTTTGTGGCGGAACAGCTTTCCAAACGGCCGGAAGCAGTGAAGATACTGATGCTGGTTTCGGACGGACAGCCGGCAGATTCAGGATACGGCGGCTCTGCAGCAGAAGAAGATCTCCGCGGCATTAAGCAGGAATACCAGCGGAAAGGCATCCTGTTTGTTGCGGCTGCTATCGGCAGCGATAAGGAAAATATCGAACGGATTTACGGGGATTCCTTTTTGGACATTACCGATTTGAACCAACTGCCCACAAAGCTGACCAATGTGGTCAAGCGGCATATACGGGTATAAAACAAGGGAGGCAAAGAGCCGTAACCGGCCCTGTCCTTCTTGAAAATAAAAGGTGCAGCTACTATAAAAACAACAAAGAAAGGGAATGAAAAAATGAAAGCAATCAGTATTGGAAAAAGATATGAAATTTATGACGACTCGCTCAAAGCTTATGACAGGCTGCCGGCAAAAACCTATACCGTCCGTTTTGAAAAGATGTCCGGCTTTTTTCTGGAGACGCGCACAGACCTTGCAGTAAAGGAAAAGGTCTACGGCATCCATCCGGAGAAAGCAGACAAGGTGTTCCAGGCATTTACGAAATTTGAACGGAACCTGGGCGTTATTTTGAGCGGAGACAAGGGGATTGGGAAATCCCTTTTTGCCCGGATACTGGCGTCAAAGGCTGTGGAAGATGGATATCCTGTCATCATTATTGACCAGTTTATTCCTGGTATTGCCTCATACATTGAGTCTATTGAGCAGGAGGCTGTTTTTCTGTTTGATGAGTTTGACAAAACCTTTGGCAGCGCCAGCTCCGGAGACAATGGAGGAGATCCGCAGTCCAGGCTCTTGAGCCTGTTTGATGGGACATCTCAGGGGAAAAAACTTTTTATCATTACCTGTAACAGCCTGCGTAAGCTGAATGACTATCTGGTAAACCGCCCTGGGCGGTTCCATTACCATTTCCGTTTTGAATATCCCTCCTCGGAGGAAATCATGGAATACCTTACAGATAAGCTTGGGACACAGTATGTCAGTGAAATCCAGAAGGTAATCCTGTTTTCCAAGAAAGTGGCGCTGAACTTTGACTGCCTTAGGGCGATTGCGTTCGAGCTTAGTATGGGAGGCGCATTTGAAACGGTGATCCAGGACCTTAATATCATCAACACCAGGGAAACGGCTTATAATGTTACCCTTCATTTCAATGACGGGACAGTCATGAAATCAAACAACTGCCGTTTGGATATGTTCAATAAAGAGGGCAGGGAGATGGTGTATCTGGATGACGAGAAGGGCAGGAACATGGTTACGGCTGAATTCAAGCCGTCTGCGTGTGTCTATGATCCTACGCGCAGCGCAACGATCCTTCCGGCGGACAGCATCATGCTAAGCTATAACGATTACTATGGGGATGAAGCGCAGGAAGAAGTGCAGAAGCTGATACCGGAGTATTTATCTATAGTCCGTGCCGCAGAAAGAAACATTCACTACCTGACGGCATGACAGAATGCGGGGAGTATCCCTGATTTGAGCCAGCTGCCCACTGGGGCCGTCCTATATGGAAGAACGGTATTATGGGTATAACAACATCAAAATATAAAAATATGACAGACGGGCAGCTGAAAATACAGTTGCCCATCTCTGTCTTCAAGAAAGGAAAATAGAGATGCATTTTAGAACATTGGCAGCTGTACAAGCTCCTATTACTATAGAAGAGGATAAAGCAAAGGATTTAGAAATTGCGGCTGTGCTTGCAGAGCTAAAAGCAAGAAAAGACGCGGAAAAAGACAATATCATGATAGGCGTTTACATGGAGGAGTTAAAGAATCTCTGTTCTTCATTTGCAAGAGCAGTCAATCGTGAAATTGTTGGGATTATGGATTTTTATTCTGCAGATCCGATAAATCCGGAATACCTGTCTTTTGAAGATTACACGGAGGAGCTGCGCAAAGAGTATAATTCAACAGCAGATTGTATCAAGCTTGCGCAAGGAAAGATTGTCGAAGCAAACGGATATTCTTTATGGGGGCGTTTCGTGATCCGGAATGGAAAGGTATTTCAGAGAGAAGCCGGTCCGTTAAAACATGAAAAGTGGACAAAAAGGGCTAAGCGTATGAGGGCATTGCCTGATTATCCCAGAAAAAAGCTGTATGCCAGCTTTGCAGATTATGCGGAAAACGAGCGCGGATTTTCATATGATGAGGAACATGGAGGCTATGGCTTCATTTACAATCCTAATGCTATGTGGGACTGGTATCAAATCGGCGGCAGATGGCCGGAGATGTTTTTAGTCAAAGATTCGTGTACCGATTATTCGGTTGGCGAACGCAGCTGGTGTAATGAGAATTATGAATCCGTTGCGCCCGAAGGATATATCTGGGTATGTGCTGCTAAGAAAAAGGATATTGAGTGGCAGGCAATGCGCGAGTGGCGCGAGAAAAAAGCCAGGGAGCGTTTCTTAAAATTAGAGAAAATATTTGTTACGGGCCAGTATGAGGAAGGCTTCAGAGGAGCCATTACCCCTCAAGGCGTTTTTTATCATGAAGAAATGGAGTATTTCAAGGGTGAGACAGTTGAGGATTATCTGAAACGGAATGACATCCTTGATAATCGGAAGTATCCGGTATATGTCCACGATATCGTAGACGCAGACAATTGGTTTAGCAGAGAGGACTTTGAGTGGATAAATAACAGCGCTGTTCCGGTTGACTGGCCGGAACGCATAGACGAGTACATTGACAATCTGGAAGACGAAGATGTTCTCGTAGGCGTGGACTATCATATTTAAGGGAGGGATCGGAATGATTATAAATCGAATTGGCGCTGAATTTGAGTATGAAGGCGTTACTTATGTGGTTGGCGCATCCATTGTGGGTATGCCTGGAAGTGAATACGAGGGTTTGTATGGAAGCATTACGGAAATCCGTGACGGTGGGGATAAAGATACGGAAAATGAACCGCCGGATATTTATTGCTCCTTTGAACCCCCGATGATTCCTTACGATGTAAAAGAGCTGGAGGAGAGGTTTTCGGAATTGTACCAGAATCCAAAGACCATTGACGATATTGTTTTGGATTTGGTTATCATGGCGCCGGAAATGATATGCCTGTTTGATGACCTGAAAGAATGTCGTCATCATCCAATGGTATTCATCCTGGCAGAAGATTGGGCGGTAGAAGGCGAACACGGCAGTTCTTCTGAAGTGTATACGGATTTCGACGATGCCAAGCGCCTATTGGTCCAGAAATTAGAGGAAGAATTGGAAAACGGATGTATTCCGCGGTGGGCCGGTTATGGGAATTTTGTGGTGCATTCCACTGCAGATTCCTATGAATGCTATATTGACGGGGAATACTGCGAAAACCATTATTCGCTTTCAATCATTACCCAAAAACTTTGCGCGTCCAACCGGTTTGTACGGGAGCTTGCTGAGATTCATAAAGCCTCCTGCCAGCTTGAGGATTTTGTTTCCCAGGTGTCAGACTGGGATGAAATTGCAAAGCTTACAGATGAGAAGTATGGACGGATGGTTCATGACCCACGGTTCCCGGAAAGACTTCAAAATGCACTTGGTAAGAATGACCACTACTGGGAATCTTACTGGGAAACTGTGTCAGAGGTTGCACACGAATTGGTAAATGAGTATTTGGAAAAACCAGACTGCTATAAGCCGGAAACAGATAACCCCTATCCCCTTTGTGTTGGAAACGGCACAAAAAAATGCAGGGAGTGCTGTCTTTGGGTTGATTTACAGCCTGACATAGAGTAGGAGGGTAATTGTATGAGTTATACATCTTGGCATACTTATGGGTACGGCATATGCGTTTCCGATATCAGAGAGCATTCTGTGGAGCGTATCCAGAACTTGCTGGCAATGGCGCCGGTATTGCAGAAGAATATTCAGGAATGGCTGGATGAGTGTGGGGTTTCAGATCCGGATTATGACGACTATATGGAGTTCGATCAGGATTTCAGACTCGGATTGGCCACTATTCTGAAAGAAGTGATTCTGGAGGCGGAAAATGTCCGGCTTGAGGCTTGTGACAGCTTTGAAGGAAAAGATTATCTGCTGTTTGTCCCGGATTACCCATGGAATCTGGCAAATCAAAAACAAATAAAGACGGAAGAGGAGGTTGCCGGGATTTTTAAAAAGTACATCCCGGTTCTGACAGACGAGCCGATTGACATAGATTATCAGTCGGTCGAGAATGGGGGATAAGAAGACGCCATGTATAAAACACAGGATCAGGAAACGGCTCTGCTTAGGGAGGAACTTTCAAAACTCTTAACAACCCTGAAGCATAACCGGGAGAAGGTTCCCCTTGACGTGCTGAAGACAAAGTACAAAAAAGGTTATGACACGTTATGCGTAAGCATTAAGCGTTCTGCATCGGACTATGCCAAGCGGACGGCTCTCTGCGGTATCCGTATTCACGAGGATTATCTTGACGAGGCAGCCGCTGTCATCAATGGGACGATTGAACGCTGTGGGATTTTAAAGCTGCTTTCCAAAGCGGCTTTTTCCCATCAGGACATAGATGAATTTGATTCCCTTGCCGGAACGCTGCAGGAGAAGATTCTTGATGGCCTGGAGCCTTTCTATAGGAAGCATCTTGGGCTGTACATCACGCCGGAATGTCTGGAGAATCCGGATGTGGCGCCGCTCATCTACTGCGTGGTAAATGACTGTGTCCTGCAGGATGGAAAATGGATTCCATTGGAGCTTTATAAAACCGGCTCTGCGCGCCTGCAGGAAAAGTGCGTATAACCGTCAAAATGAAATATGAAATGGAGGTGGCATTATGCCTGAAAAAAGCGAATCAAGGCCGCTTACCAGCATTGTATCCTATCCGGAACGCGGGGAGGGCGGCAATAACCGTTACCGCGGGAATTGTTCACCGAAGCTGGTTGAGGATCTGCTTGGCTTCTTCCGCCCGCAGGAAGTCTGCGACTATATGTGCGGGAGCGGGACAACGAAAGCGGCTGCGGACAGGCTCGGTATCAGCAACCATCTGTACGACCTGCACAGTGGATTTGATATCATGAGCTGTGAAATACCGGAGCGGCCGGAATTTATCTTCTGGCACCCTCCATACTGGGATATCGTGACCTATTCAGATGTTATGTATCATGCGTCGGAGGTCCAGAGCCGGTATGGGTATGATCCAAAGCAGTCTGACCTGTCCCGTATAACGGACTGGGAAAGCTTCGTTGGGGCAATGAACTATGCCATGATGAAGCAGTATGCTTCTATGGAAAAAGGCGGGCGGATGGCAGTCCTGATGGGCGACATCAAGAAGAAAGGCCGGCTTTACAGTATGCTGGCAGAGATTGTGAAGCCAGGGACGATGGAGAACATTATTATCAAGGCGCAGCACAATTGCTTTTCGGACAAAACCAGGTACAGCGGTTCTTTCATACCGATTCTGCATGAATATGTGATGATTGTCCGGAAAGACAATGCACTCATCTGCCCGATCCTGATTTCGGAGAAAAAGCAGGCTGACATCCGTGATATTCCGGGGGCAACCTGGCGGGATGTGGTGGCGGCTGTCCTGGAACAATGTGACGAGGCGGTTCCCCTTACCTATTTATACGGGCAGATTGAGCCATACCAAAAGGTTAAAGGACACAAATGGTGGAAAGAGAAAATCCGCCAGACACTGCAGTACCATCCGGAGCATTTTCAGCATGCAGGCAGAGGGCTCTGGAAGCTGCGTACAAAAACGAATTAAGGAGAAAATGAGTATGGAGGTAAAGCGCGTTTATTATAACGATGACGGCATTCTTATCCCTGGACACCTCATGAAGCGGAGATTCCGGAAACCCGTGTTTTATCCGTTTGAGAAGAAATGTGGGTTTGATTATGAAATCATGCGCGATGAAAAGCTGATTGTTGAATACAGCCTGGAAGCGTATCGAAGATTTTATAAGGATGTATATCCGGAAGGAACTCGGATCCTGTTGATTGAAATGAAGGACGATCCGCATCCAATACCAGCCGGGACGAAAGGGACAGTAGATTCTGTCGATGACGCCCCGACAATCCATTGCAGGTTTGACAATGGAAGATATCTTGGAGTCATTCCTGGGGTAGATGTGTTCCGTAAAATTACAGAGGATATTTGATTATCATAGTTTGGAGATAGGGGGATGCTGCTTTTGCGGCATCCCTTTTGTCGTTCTCTGGCAGGAATTTGTATTATTTTAATAAACCATTTCGGGCGAACCACAAATTTGAAATCAACATGAAGTAAAGATTGCCTTTTTGATAATATTTTGATAAAATTAGGATAGAATAATGATGAGAAAGGAGCGATTAAGTATGATACAGATTCGGCCCGTTTCTGACCTTAGGAATAAATTCCCGGAGATTGAGACCATCGTAAACAATGGGGAGCCGGTCTACCTGACAAAGAACGGTTATGGTGCGATGGTAGTTTTAAGCCTGGAGGAGTATGCAAGCCTGACAGACAGTATTGAAATGAAACTTGATGAAGCTGACCGGCAGGCATCTATATCGGAAGAGAGGCTTTCCCATGAAACAGTCTTCCGTAATGCAAGGGGTGCGGTGCATGGAAAATAAACCTTACCAGCTCCGTTATTTGCCGATATTTGAGCAGGATTTGATCAATACGGCGAATTATATTACAAATGTTTTGAAAAATGAGGATGCAGCGCTTCGGCTGATTGATGATGTGGAGTCCGCTATCCTGGAAAGGCTGGATAATCCTGTTGCCTTTGATCCATACCGTTCTGTAAAAAAGCGTGACCATCCTTATTATCGAATTTATGTGAGAAATTATGTTGTCTATTATGTGGTGATTGGTGACGTGATGGAGGTCCGGCGCCTGATATATGGTGCAAGGGATACCGACAGGCACTTATAACGAATACAGGGTTCAGGGCAGTTTGTCATTGATGATTAACTGCTTTTTTCATTTTTGAAATAAGAATTTATAGAATTTGAGAGAATCAGTTATCGAACAGAATTAAAGCGAGTTGGTATTAGTTTTTTGCTTTGTTTCAAAAGAGTATTTTATAAAAATATGATAGTGAGTTAAGGCAAGATAAACCGAAACGGGATGTTTTGCCTTTCATTTTCTTATGGCATGCCGCCCTTATGGTGGCATTTTTTATATTTTCAGTAGGAAGGAGGAGGGATAGAGATGAATATTATTTGGTTTTTTGCAGGGATTATGATAGGAAGTATGGTTGGGGTAGTATTGATGTGCTTGTTACAGATAAACCGACATAATCCTGAAAAATAAGCAGCAGTAAACCCAGCACCTTTCGTTTTCGGACGGATTGACGATTGTGATGAATTCTGTTATAATGCATATATCAGTATCAGTTTTGGTTTTAGCCAAAAACAGTTTAACAGAAGTTTCACAGTGTCATTTGCTTTTTAGCGGATGGCACTTTTTTTGTTTTCCGGCCTTATTTTGGCACAAAGCAGGCAGTCCTTTTGGGGTGCCTGTTTTTGTTATATACGCGAATCATGATCCAGGAAGAAATGCTTGCATTTCTATCTGGCGAATATCGCGACGCCGGGCAGGTTTCCTGCACGGATATCAAGGCGGTAAATCCGTCAAAAAAATGAAAGGAGCATGTATTATGCAAAATTGTCAGGACAACTACTCTACAACCTTTAGTTCTTACAGTGAGATGTATGATTACCATGATGAGCAGACGAAAAAAAGCCAGTGGATTACCTGCAGAGTTGATGAGCTGCAGATAGAGCCTCTGGATGCCGCTTCCCCTCTTTATGGAAATCTATCTGCATTCGCGCTGGGAACCAGTCTGGATGCTGTGGAAGATACAGCGTCAAACCTTGGGCTTGCCATGCGCGTCAATGGGAATCTTTATCCATTGCGCATGACAGCTAATAAGAGCCTGCTTGACCGGGCGAAAATTGGAGGCACGGCATTGCCGAAACTCAGCCGCAGTGTGCTGGCTGAGGTGTTGAATGCTTGTTTGAAGCTTTATTCATCTTCAGCCCTGCTTCTAATCCGTGATGAAAAGGTATCAGCTGTACACTCCGGTGATTCGACAGACTATTCGGTCCTTCCGATCAATGAGCTGCTGGGCGCACTAAAGGCAAAGCTGGACGCCCGCTTCCCCGGAAATGAGTATGAGTGCGGTTATTGTGATCATTCTCTGGTCAGCGCTTCATGGAAAATGCCAGATCAGAAAGAAGATCTGCTGGGAGCCTATACAAAGCTTCTGGCATCCCAGGGAAAAACGACGATGGCGGATAAGCTGATGCCGGGCATCCGTTTTATTACTTCGGATACAGGTGTCGCTTCAGCAAAGGTATCGGCATTACTGGTCGGCGGGCAGCACCCAATCCATATTGGAGGCTGCATTGCTGTAGACCACAGGCACCAGAAGAAAGTCAGCGACTTTGACGCGGCGCTTGATCAGCTTTTTGCCCAGTTTGGCGATTCCATTGCCAAGCTGCAGAAACTGCTGGAGGTGCATCTGGATTATCCGGTCAATGCAATGACCCGTATCTGTAAGAAATTGAGTCTGCCGAAAAAAGCAGCCGTTGAGGCAATCGCTATGTTTGAGATGGCTTATGGCGGCGGTACGGCAACGGCACATGATGTGTTCCTCGCCATGCAGGAGATTCCTTTTATTCTCAAGACTGAGAATACGCCAGAAAGCAAGCTCCTTGTTGTCGAGGAGAATATGGCCCGTGCGCTTACCTTTAAATGGGGCGATTTCGATCTTGCAAAGGCGGTGAGTTACTGATGGCAAAACCGATTATATTATGTGATACTGCAGGAATGACCAATGACAGATGGCTGGAGTGCCGTATGCATGGCCCAAAAGGAGATATTCCCTATACAGTCGGTGGAAGCGATGTGGCAGCTATTTTTGGAGTTTCCCCGTGGACAACACCCATGGAACTGTGGCTGATTAAGAAAGGCCGCATGAAGCCGGCAGCCAAAAGCAATTCCAATCAGCTGATGATGGGACACCTGCTGGAGCCGATTGCTGCATACTGGTATGGGCAGAAAACAGGAAATGCCGTGACAGAGGACACACATCTTTACCAACATGCAGACCATCCATATGCGCTTGCAAACTTTGACCGCAGGTTTACCCGGAAGTCAGATGGCGAGCCAGGAATTTTAGAGTGCAAAAGCTGTACCTACCATAAGGCGGACGAATGGGCGGATGATGCAATCCCGCTGCATTATGAGTTTCAGCTGCGTTTCTATCTCGCAGTTGCGGATGTGGATATCGGCGCTTTTTCAGCGGTCTGGGGCAATAACCCGGACAATGATTTAGCGATCCCGGAAATTGTCCGAGATAGGGCAAAGGAGGATATGATATTTGAGCGTCTGGAGGAATGGATCTGGAGCCTGGAAAATGATAAGCCGCCTACTATGGCAGACGTGGCGCCAAAACTTGCACTGCAGTCACTTGCACGGATTTACGGCTCAAGTCAGGGGGGATTGCCCACAGTGGAATTCTCGCACAAGTATGAGCCTGCGCTCCGTAAGATTGCGCAGCTTCAGGGTAAGGTTACAGACTGCAACAGAGAAATTAGAACATATGAAAAGGAGATTGAGGCACATAGCGTGCGAATTGCTGAAGTCATGAAGGAGCATGAACATGGGGTTCTGGAAACCACCACAGATAAGCTGCTGATTGATTTCATCACAAAAACTACCCGCCGACCGGATTCAAAGGCCTTGAAGGAAAAATATCCTACCGTATATGCGGATGTCCTGAAGGCTTCGGAAAGCAGGAAAGTGAAAGTATCGGTACAGCCGATTTAATGGAGGAAATACCCTACGGGTACAAGGTGAATTGACACGAAGTGTCAAGAGAGGGCGGCCTGGGCCGTACCTGTATGTCCAGAAAACAGGACAAAAGGAGGAAATGCTTATGGAAACTATTTTTACTGAGAACTGGGAACAGCGTTTGGAAATGCAGTTCCTGAAAAATGGCAGGTGCAGAAAACGTGCCTATATATGCTCACCACTCAGCGCAGAAAAAGATGTTGATTTTCTCCGCAATATGCATTCGGCAAGGGCGTATATGTATTACGCCTTTGAAAAAATGGAGATGTACGCCAGGGCGCCGCATGCTTATCTGCCAATGCTTTTGTGCGACAGGATTCCGTCAGAGAGAGACCTGGCTCTTAACTTTGGGCTTTCCCTTTTGGAAAACAGTGAGATTATCCTCATTTGTGGAAACCATCTCAGCAGTGGGATGAAGGGAGAGATTGCATATGCTGCCTGGTTCCAGATGCCTATGGTGGTTTTTGATGAAGGGCTTTATCCTGAGGTGCAGAAGGAAATCGCGGAACATGGAGGTAATCAACAATGTGTGCAGCTTGACCGTGAAAACTATGTCATGGGATTTTCCACGCCGGTAACGTATCTTGAAAATGCAGCGATGCTCAAATGAATGCGCTGCGGTTCATAAATAGCTCCTAAAGTGCGGCAATGCTGCCTTTGGGAGTTTTTTATTTCATAGGAAAGTGCGTCCTATGAAATAAAAACAATACGCGCACTCGTGCAGGAGGAAGATGTCGCCAAAGCGACTGCACTCGGCGCAGCAAACCGTACAAGTCCCTGATAAGTGAAGGATTTGGGAAGTGGAAGCGGACTTGTCCGGTTTGTTTTAGACAATATTCCACAGAAAGGAGTAAAGAATTTGTTATGCCAATTTGAAAAAATGATTTATCCGCCAAATCCGGCTCAGGTAGATCCGGGTAGCTACATGATTGCTCTGTACCGCCCTTGCGAGAAAATCAAGGACGCATCGGGGCAGGTTCTTACGCAGGTAAAGGCAGTTGGATACTGCCTGCCGGTTGCAGACCACTTGCGTTATGAGATGCAGGGACATTGGAGCAGGCATCAGAACCACGGGCTTCAGTTTGAGGTTGAAAGCTATGACGAGGTGCTGATTCCATCAAAGGAAGGGATTATTGCTTACCTGTCGTCCGGTAAAATTAAAGGCATTGGTCCGAAGGTTGCCGAACGCATTTATAGGGCTTTTGGCCTCCGTACACTGGATGTGCTGGATAAAGAGCCGGAAAGGCTGCTGTCTATACCCGGTATCGGTGAAGACAAACTGAGAAAAATATGTGATTCGTATCTTGAGAACAGGGGCGCACGCGATGTGGTTGCTTTCCTTGCGCCGCATGGCATCACGCCAAATCGTGCAGTGAAGCTGTATAAGGAATATGGAAACCAGGCAATGGAGATAGTCAAAAACCATCCGTACCAGCTTTGCGAGATGACCGGTATTGGCTTTAAAACAGCGGATAAAATTGCCATGAACATGGGCGTTAATCTGCTGTCAACTGAGCGTGTGGATGAAGGGCTGCTATTTACATTGGTGGATGCAGAAAGCAAAGGCCATCTGTGTATGGAGAAGCATCCGTTTATAAAAGCGTGCCTGAAAATCCTGAATACGCCACAGCTCACAGAGGAAATGGCTGCAAACCGCGCCGCAAGGCTTGTATACAGCGGCCAGCTGGTGTCATACCGGGGGAATGTCTACCGGGCAAAAATTGCATATGCAGAAACACAGCTTGCAGAACAGCTTTGCCAGCAGATGAGGACAGGGAAAAAGAATATCTGTACGAATCTGGATGATGAGTTGGATGAAGAGGAGCGACTGATGGGCCTGAAACTGGCTCCAGAACAGCGCGATGCAGTAAAAATGGCGCTGACACAGGGGCTGTCCGTAATTACCGGAGGTCCCGGCACAGGCAAAACCCTGATACAGAAAGCAATTCTGGACATTTACCGGCGCCAGTATCCGAGGGCTGCAATCTGCTGCAGCGCTCCTACAGGACGGGCAGCCAGGAGGATGGAGCAGCAGGCAGGCTGCACAGCCTCAACGGTTCATAAAGCGCTTGGGCTGGTTGCAGATGAAGACGGCAGCTATGGGGAACCGGAAATCATAGAAGCGGATTTGATCTTAGTAGATGAGGTTTCCATGCTGGATATTTATCTGGCAGGCTTTCTGTTTGGGGCGATTGAGTATGGGAAACGGATTGTCCTGATTGGCGATGCGGACCAGCTGCCCTCAGTCGGGCCTGGGGCGGTACTTAGTGAAATCATTGCAAGCGGCCGCATTCCTGTCGTCAGGCTGGATAAAGTGTTCCGGCAGGATTCCGGAAGCCGTATCGCAACGAATGCAAAAAAGATCCGCCATGGGGATGCGTCATTGGAATACGGGGATGATTTTCAATTCATCCCATCCCCCAATATGCAGGTATCGGCTGAGAAAATAGCAGAGCTTTATCTGCAGGAAACAAAAAAGTATGGCATTGGCAACGTAGCTCTGCTTACGCCGTACCGCCAAAAAACGGAAACCGGGGCGAATGCCCTGAATGAAAGATTGCGGGAACTGGTGAACCCAGGTGGTTTGGGAAAGCCGGAAATTATCCGCGGCAAACGTATTTTCCGTTGTGGGGATAAGGTCATGCAGATAAAAAACAAGGATGACGTCAACAACGGCGATATTGGGTATATCCGAAATATCTCCGGCAGTGGCGAAGACACAACCGTACAGGTGGATTTTGGCGATGGACGGATGAAGGAGTATGAACCGGCAGAACTGGATATGTTGGATTTTGGCTATGCATTTACTGTCCATAAATCGCAGGGTTCCGAATATAAGTCCGTTATCATCAACCTGCAGTGCGCACATTACAATATGCTGACAAGGCCGCTTATCTATACGGCAATCACCAGGGGAAAAGAACGTGTGGCTATCGTCGGGGAAAAACGTGCGCTTTGTATTGCCATCAAGAAAACTGATACTGAGAAACGAGGCACCTGCCTGGCTCAACGGCTGCAGGAGCTGATCTGACAAAGAAACACCGAGAAAGTGTCCCTTTATACCGAAAGAATATGGGCAATATCAAAGAAAGGAGCTAACAATGGCTACAATTTTAGACAAATATCGTGAGAAGCAATCCATCATCCAGTCCCAGATTTCCGAGAACAGCCTTCCGCCGGAAGAGCTGCTCCAGATGCAGGAACTGAATTACCGGGTCTGTGTCCTGGAGACGTTCCAGGCATTCTGCAAATCAGCCCCAATTACCATGGACACCCGTGTCATGGGGTACCACTTCCAGCTTGTGGACGCCTATGTGCGCTTCATACTGACAGAGAGAAGGTTCGGGCTGAAAACAGATGCGGAGGGGAAAAAGAAACAGGAGACAGCGCTTACATCTTTTGAAAGCGTTGTCCAGGATGGGAGGAAGCGTTTCTCCAGCTTTGCTGCCAGTACGCAGGAGCAGTATAAATCCTGTATCAGCCAGTATATCAATACGATCCTGCCTGTTTGGATGCAGTATCGGAACACTTACAATAATATCAATTTATAAGGAGGCTTTGTTATGAGTCAGAATAACTCGAATGATAAGGCGGCAATGCACGCCATGATTGAAAAAATCAATGAGGTGTCAGGGTTTGACCCGGCTCCGTTTGCGGTGGACTATACGGATTTGAATACGGGAGAGACCCGGAAACGTCTCCCTGTCATGATTCAGATGGCGTGGTTTCGGATGAAGTACCCGGAAGGGAAAATAGCGGTTCAGGTCACTCCTGCAAAGGATTGCTTTGTGGCTACCGCAAGGGTATACCCCAAGTACAGCGATCCTGTGGAAGCCTATCTTGCGGAAGCGACGGCATCCAGGGGATATCTTGCAGACAAGCCTTCCGTGTCCCCAAGGGAATGGGCGCAGACGGCTGCGGTCGGGATAGCGCTCCGCAATGCCGGCTTTGGACTGCAGTTTGCCATGGCAGGCGAAGACTTTGAGGAGAATGCGCCCGATGAGCTGGGTATGGCAGAAAATGGCGCAGAGAATCAAGCGCCGCAGGCCTTCAGACCGAACCAGACGCAGCCGCCTCAGCCCAAAGAGGAGGAATACACGGCGATGCCTATGACTCCCAAGGAGCTGACGCAGGAGGAAAAGCTGCAGCAGGCTATGGCGAAGCCCTGCCCGATTACAAAGTTCAGTGGTAAAACGCTCGGTGAGGTATTGCCGCTGGATCCTGGGGCAGTCACATGGGTTGCCACAAAATTCAAGGGCGATGAAGAAATCAGCGCGGCAGCGCGGTTTATCTGCGAATATGCAGCGCAGCAGGCTACTGCCTAATGTAATATCACAGATATGGGGATGGCGTCCTGCCATCCCCGGAAACCCGGAAGGGATACCTCTATGGCCAGGGTCTGGTCTGCACTACGTTCCGGTCGTTGCTAAACAAGCGCCACTGGCGCTTAGCAACCCAGCGTAAGCGAGGGCATTCGGCCGAGGTTAAGGAAAGGAGGACGTATGGAGATATTTCACATGTGGGATATTGTTTCGCTGCTTGGATTGCCTATGCCGACAGCAGGCAGAAGCTCGTATTACATACAATGCCCCTGCTGTGACGAAAATCCGAGAGAAAAGCATCTAAATATCAATCTGAAAAAAGAAGTGTTTCGCTGTCCGAGATGTGGGATATCCGGAGGTATTTTTGATTTATATGCACTTTACACAGGAGCGCCGCGGGATAAGGTCAGAAGAGAACTGGTCGAACGGATTGGACCTCCAGAGCTTATGGCCCGTCCGAAGAAGAACATTGTGGAAAAGCAGAAAGAAGAATGCCCGCTTGCTGACATTGAATCGCGGAATAGCGTCTATACGGCGCTTCTTGATAAGCTGTCATTGGCGGCAGACCACAAAGAAAACCTTATGAACCGCGGACTGACGGAACAGGATGTTGAACTTCTGGAATACAAAACGACGCCAGTTGTAGGCATGTCAGCGATTGCAAAACAGCTGCAGTCGGATGGCCTGCACCTTGCTGGTGTTCCAGGTTTTTACAGGGACAAAAGCGGAGCGTGGACATTTATCCATGAGAAAAGAGGTATTCTGATTCCAGTCAGAGACCGGATAGGAAGGATTCAAGGCTTGCAGATACGAAGGGATAATGTCAGCAGACGGAAATTCCGCTGGGTATCCAGTACGGAAATGGAGGCTGGATGCAGGGCGGAAGGCTGGACGCACCTTGCAGGAGCGGTACAGTCCACGATGCTGCTGACGGAAGGACCGATGAAAGCGGATGTGATTCATGCATTGACAGGGATGACAGTACTGGCAGTGCCAGGCGTAAATTCTCTGACACAGCTGCAGATGACGCTTGAGGATTTAAGAAATGAAGGATTGTTGGAAATCAAGACAGCTTTTGATATGGATTTTGCAACAAATCATCATGTGCAGAACGGGTATAACAGCTTACTGCAGCTTCTTGGAAATATGGGTTTTACATTTGGAACTTATCTGTGGGATCCGCGTTATAAAGGGCTTGATGACTACATTTGGGAATGCTGCCTTCAAAGGCAGACACAGTAACGAAAAGAGGGCGGGGCTTTGGCTTCGTTCTTTTTTTATGGAGAACTTGCGTATGAATCAGAATAGTAATTTTGGATAAAATAACACGTATAGAAGTTAGCTAATTTCTTGACTGATTAGGGAAAAATTAATATAATAATATTAGGGAAAAGAAAGAACAAACAATATATTGGCATAGGAAGATATTTGTATAAAAGGAAGGTGAAGCATTATGATGACAGCAACAGCAACAGAAGTACAGAATAATTTTGGAAAATACTTGCAGATGGCACAAGCCGGTGGGGAGGTTATTGTTGTAAAGAATGGAAAAGAGGTTGCCCGTCTGGTTTCCTATGATAGAAGCGTTTCTTTCCTCACGGATTCACTTACCGGAGTGCTGAAAGGGGATTATGACGAGAAGCAAATCAGAATGGAGCGTATGGGCAAATATGAAAATACTGATTGATACAAACATTATTCTTGACGTTTTGTGCAAACGGGACGATTTTTACAAGGATTCTGCTATGGTTTGGAAGCTTTGTGAGGTCAAAAAGATTACTGGTGTAGTGTCTGCCTTGTCGATTCCCAATATCATATATATTATGCGAAAGGAATTGGATGCAGAAAGGACGAAGGAGATTTTGAACAGTATTTCCCTGATTTTTACGATTGCCGACCTAAAGGCGGATGATTTGAAAAAAGCAGCCAGCATGAAATTTAAGGATTATGAGGATGCGGTTCAGAGCGCCTGCGCTTCCCGCATCAGGGCGGAATATATTATAACCAGAAACATCAGGGATTTCAGAGAGAGCAAAGTAGCCGCCATAAAGCCGGCAGAGTTTTTGGAAAGGATATGACTTTTATTGATTTCAAGAGGACGAGGCGTTAAGCTTCGTTCTTTTTTACATTTCTTTTTTATAATGCGTATTTCAGTTGTAAATGCGTATATTAAACGGTGTAATGATTATATAGCATATCTGATTATGGAGAACTGCTTTTTCCATAAGTATAGAAAATATTTGAAATATAGGAGGTTTCATTATGTTGGTATCCATTGATCATGGCAATTATGCCATAAAGACACCGAACGACTCGTTTGTTTCCGGCCTTTCCGAGCATACGGCCAGGCCGCCCATGGCAGAAGAGATATTGGAGTATGATGGGAAATTCTGGACATTGAGCGGGCAGAGGCTGAGCTATATGAGGGACAAGACCTGTGATGACCGTTACTTTATCCTCTCTTTATTTGCAATAGCAAAGGAAATGGAGCGGACCGGGCATTATTCTCCGTTGGAACAGATCCAGTTAGCAGTTGGGCTTCCTCCCGAACATTATGGTATACTGAAAGATAAGTTTGCCAGTTATTTTAAACGTGGAATGATTCAATTTGCATATAAGGACAAGCCTTATACAGTGCTGATTAACCGTGTCATGGTATTCCCGCAGGCGTATGCTGCCGTAGTGCCACAGAGCAGCCTGGTAGTCCATACGCTCCGTATTTTTATTATTGACGTAGGGGGTTACACGACAGATGTGCTGCTCCTTCAGAACGGGAAACCGGATCTTCAGTTCTGCCGTTCTCTTGAGACGGGCATTATTACGATGAATAATGAGATTATCCGTAAGGTTGGAGCTTTGCATGATATGCTGATTAGTGATGAACATATCACGGCCGTACTGCGTGGGGAAAACAGTGTTATTCTGCCGGATGATGTTAAAACGGCAATCTATGAAGCGGCAAAACAGCATGCAAATGATATTCTAAACCGCCTTCGTGAACTACAGGTAGACCTGCGTGCAAATCCCGCCGTGTTTATCGGAGGGGGAAGCATCCTGCTCCGCCCGTTTTTTGAGGCTTCACGTCTGGTGGCAAAAGCAGATTTCGTGGAATCTCCCAATGCGAATGCCATTGGATATGAAATGCTGGCAAGGAAACAGATCTCCCTTCGTCCTACCGTATAATGGGCGGAGGGATGCATAGTGAAAAAAGATGGAAAATATCGCTTTACCCTTCAGTTTGGGGCTGATTCGGAGGAACAGATTCGGGTAGGAGAATTTCTTGAAAGCCTGGGCAATAAAAAGAGTGCCGTTATGGTCGATGTGCTGAATGAGTATCTTTTGTCCCATCCGGAATTGCAGAAGGGAAACTGTAAAATAGAAGTGAAAGTGACATCCGGTTATAATCAGGACAGGATGGAACAGATCATACGGCAGATTGTAGAAGAACGGATTGCCCGGCTGCAGCCAGGCGGAATCCCGGCAGACATCCCACAGGATGAAATATCAGAAACAATGGAAGACGATATAGCACAGATGCTTGACAATCTTGATTTGTTTCAGTAATAGGATAAGTGGACCTGCTAAAGCTATGGCAGGTCCATACGCTTTATAAATATAAAAAGTCCATAAATACCATATAAATTCCACTTATAGTGCGTGTAATGGAATGGTGGATTCTTCAATTCCAGTATAAGCTACTGTAAAATAAAAATATAAGGAGAAGATGGAACAGTGGACTACATAACTTTAGGAAAAAATGTAAGGAAGTATCGTTTGATACTTGGATTCAGTCAGGAAGAATTGGCAGGTAAATGTGATTGTAGCAACAGCCACATCGGTCAGATAGAGAATGCTCGCGGCATTCCCAGTCTGGATATGGTGGTGAGGATTGCAAACTCACTGTCTGTAACGGTGGATCAGCTGCTCAAGGAATCCTACTCAAATCCGGAAGTGGTGTATCTGCGGGAACTTGCAGAACGCATTGAGAAATATCCTGTCGCAAGAAGGATTCAGGCCTGTGAAGGGTTAATGGCTTATCTTGATTCGCTTGAGAAATTCAGCCAGTAATTGAACACAGACATTTGAGTTTTACAGAAATAGGGTGTTAATTATATACTCGGATAAGGCCAGCTGGGATATTTGGTTGATTATTCATGCATAATGGACGGCTATACTACACGAAAGTGCGGTATGGTCGTTTTTTGTTTGCTTAAAAAGGAGAAATTTCATATTGAAATCCGGCTGATTTAGGCAGGATAACGTAAAACACAGTGATCAGGCATGCCATCATGGTATGTCTGGTTCCCTGCTATGGTGGCGTGCCCCAACAAAAAGGAGGTACACGATGGACCATCAGCAGGAATACGATGATGTATTAAGGGCGAGGTTTACAAAATGGCTGGATACCGTTATTTACAGAGCTAAGCTCAAATATCTGCGGAAGACGGAAACGAAGCTTGATACAGTTTCGCTTGAGGAACTGCCAGAGCGCATTCTTCCTGTTTATGAGGATGATTTAAGACAGATTGATTCAATGGATGCGTTTGCTTTTGAAGAGGAGCGGCTTGCTGATACTTTTGCAAATTTTCCAAATTAAGCGGTAGCAGATACTTACTATGAAAGCCTTTGGCTTCCATAGCATGGATGGCCATGCGGCCTGTCGCACGACAAGATAAGCAAGATGGAAGTTTACTATGCTGTTTGTGGAGGAAAGGAAACCGGAAGAGATTGCAAAGGAATTAAATTGTTCCCCGCAGCATGTATATGACCAGAGGTATCACGCATTAAAGAAACTGCGAACAGAACTGATGGAGGAAGGTGATGGCAGATGAACCCCGAAGAATTTGGTAAGATATTAGAAGAGGCTACGCTGGGCAGTCATCAAGCATTGGAGAGGCTTTTTGAGTTATATGACCCGCTTATCAGCAAGCATTGCCGGATAGACGGCAAGATAGATGAGGATCTGAAACAGTACATACTGATACATATTGCCCCCAATATTTCAAAATTTGATATTTAGGCCTTGGCGGTTCTGGATTTTTCAGAGCCGCTAAATTTTTTTCAGTGAGATTCGAGAAGTGCAGAATCAGATGGCTTTTTATAAGTGAAGGCATCCCCAGCCAAACGCACATTGACAATTACATAGTCCATCCCGGTACATTCCCTGATGAAGAGCGGCTTTCCGTCTGCCTGGCAAGCAGAACTACGAGCACTGATATATGGATGGCTTCCATATAACGCTATGAACTGTCAGGGGCATAATGAGACTTCCGTAATTCGCGGCCCGGCTACAATGAAAGCGGGGAGATGAAATTTCTATGGACCTGTTCGCTGCAGGCGCCGGGAGGACGTTAAATGATACTGATTCTGCCTTGTGAATAGGAGTGGATTAAATTGGTAATAATGAAAACAGAAACAGAAGCATCCTTTGGGTATCCCGTGGTGACCAAAGGAAAGGACAAAAAGAGGAAACACCCTTCGGGTATACCTTGATGTCCCAAAAAGAAGGGACAATAATAAGGAAAGGAGTTTTCTATGGAATATGCAACTGCAAAAACAGTGGACCGCTCCCAGTTAAAAGATATACGGGATGTTGTAATAGACACCTCAAAATCCTGTGAAGAACGTATTCAAGGTTTTATAAAGCAGATTGGAAATCCGTATTGTTATATGGATGACGGAGTTGTAGTGGAAATTGGATACGCAAATACAGGGGTAAGTTTACAGGAACGGTTGGTAGCCTATGCGAGCAGCATAGATCAGGATTTTGGGAATTTGCGGTAACTGGTGCAATCCTATTGACAAGGTATGAAAAGTTGGACATAATATGGAATATCAAATGCGGAAGCATTTGATATTCCAACGAGGAAAAATACGAAGTGTTTTTTCGAGTATCCCATGGCGGGAGCATTTGATATTCCAACGAGGAAAAATACGCAGTATTTTTTCGAGTATCTCAAAGTAGGAGCATACGGTCAATGAGATGGCCCGGTCAGCCATCTGGGATAACCGCCAGAAACAAATGTCCTGAAAGAATTTTAGGAGGTTTGTTATGGCAGTTAGAAAGAAACAGGTTCCAGACCTGGAAGAATATAGGGCAATGGCATACTATCGTCTGTCTAAAGATGACAAAAATGAGGACAGGGGCAGGGATAGTGACGGTGAAATCAGTGACAGTATTCTGAACCAGCGCAAACTGGTTCACGCGTATCTTAAGAATCATCCCAATATTACACTTATTGATGAAGCATATGATGATGGTTATTCCGGAACGAATTATGATCGTCCCGGTTTTCGTTCTGTCCTTGAAAAAGTTCAGTCCGGAAGCATTAACTGTGTGATTGTAAAAGATTTATCAAGGCTTGGAAGAGAGTATATTGAAACGGGAAAATATCTTGAAATGATATTCCCGTCTTTTGGTATACGTTTTATTGCCATTAACGATGATGTTGACAGTGAACACAGTACAGCGGGGGATGATATTATCATTCCTATTAAAAATATAATGAATGAGTCCTATTGCCGCGAATTATCCAAGAAGCTGCGGAACCAGTTTCGGATTCAGCGTGGTAATGGAGAGTTTTTAGGTGCCTTTGCGAGCTATGGGTACTGCAAATCCCCTGATGATAAGCATAAGCTTATCGTTGATGAGTATGCAGCCGAAGTCGTGCGGGGCATTTTTTCTATGAAAATCAAAGGGCACAGTCAGTCTGTAATAGCAGATTTTCTGGATCATGAGCAAATATTGCCGCCATCAGAGTATAAAAAGAGCCTTGGCATGAAATATAAGACCGGTTTTCAGGCTTCCTCACAGTCAAAATGGAGTGTTGTTACAATCAACAGGATATTAACAAACCCGATTTACATTGGCACGCTTGTGCAGGGCAAACGTGGCACACCGAATTATAAAATCAAAAAGATGAAGGTGCGCAGCGAGGATGACTGGGTGGTAGTTGAGAACAACCATCCGGCAATTATTGATCCACTCATGTTTTCTACTGTGCAGAAGATGATGGAGCGTGATACCAGAAGGCCGCCGAAAAAGGATACCCTTCTGCCGTTGGCCGGAATATTGTTTTGCCCAGACTGCGGGCGCACTTTGCAGCGCAGGACCGTAACGAGGGGAAAGCGGAAACACTATTATTATGTATGTGCAACTTACAAAGACGGGAAAGGCTGCAGCAGCCACAGCTTTGAACAGAAAAAGCTGGAAGAAACGGTTTTACATGCCGTATCCAACCAGATACAGATGGTTGTAGAATTAAACCAGCTGGTTCAGGATATTGGGTTAAACAATATTGACCAGATCCGACAGGGACGCATTGATGTTATGATTGTAAAAAAAGAACAGGATCTGGACAGGGATAAGGAATTCCGTATGAAGCTGTATGAAGCGCTGAATGAAGATTTGATTGACAGGGATGAGTATAACAAAATGCGGATGAAGTATTCAAAGCAGATTGAAGATACGGAGAAAGCAATCCGTAAGCTCCAGCTTCAGCGGGCAGAAATTTCATCCGGCAGCAGTGCAGACAATAATTGGATTATGCAGTTCATAAAATTTAAAGGGATTTCCGAGCTGACCCGTGAGGTAGTTGTAACATTGGTGGACCGTATCTATGTATATGAAGATAAACGTATCCGTATTGAATTTAATTACCGGAATGAAATCGCTGCATATCAGGAGATTTTACAGGAAGCACCCGTTGGGTATCCCTTTATGTCCAAAAAACAGGACAAACAAGAGGAAAGAGCAAAGGAGGTAGTCTAAATGGCACGAAAGAGCAGAGTGAACAGATTAAAAGAAGCTGCTCCTGAGGAGGAAATATTGATACTTGCCGGTGAATATGGACGTCTTTCCGTAGAGGATGGAGACGATATAGAGCAAAATTCCATCGGTAATCAGCAGAAAATCACCCTGCATTATTTAGAAGAGCATCCGGAAATAAAACTGGTAGATACCTATTATGATAATGGTTATACAGGAATGAATTATGAACGTCCGGGATTTATCCGGATGTTTAAGGACTTGAAGAGCGGCCGGATAAACTGTGTGATTGTAAAGGATATTTCCAGACTGGGTCGGCATTTTGTAATGACAAGCGAATTTGTAGAGCGGACATTCCCTGAAATGGGTGTCAGACTCATTTGTATTAACGATTCTTACGACAGCATGGATGGGAACGCAGACGCCTCTGCATTAACCATGCCTTTAAAAATGGTCATGAACGATTATTATGTAAAGGATATCTCCAATAAAATACGTTCCAGCATATCGGCAAAAATGACAGGGGGCGAATTTATTCCAGCCGCAGGCAGCATTCCATATGGGTATGTCAGGAATGCAGAATTTACTACCTACGACATTGATCCGGAACCTGCGGAAGTAGTGAAAAAAATTTATCAGTTAAGAGCCGGCGGTGAAAGCTTTAACGCAATTGCCCGTATATTAAATGAAAAAAATATCCCTTCGCCGGGGAAACTCAGGCTGCTTCGGGGCATCACCAAGGCTAAAAAGTATGAAAATGCTCTTTGGATTCGAGGGACGATCCGTAAAATCTGCTCCGACCAGGTCTATATAGGAAACCGGATTCATGGAAAAGTAAAGAGGGATAAAGTCGGTCTGGAGAAAAAGCGACGGAACGAAGAAGAGTGGCAGGTGATTGAAAATGCCCATCCGGCAATTATTTCTGTTCCATTATATGAGAAGGTCCAGCAGATAAATAAGGAAGAACTGCAGCGCAGGGGCAAGTTTGAGCATAGAGCAGAATGCGGTAATGATTACCGGGATTTATTCCGCGGTATGGTGTTTTGTGCAGAGTGCCAAAGCCCTATGGGCGCAGGAAAAGGATGTGCCAGGCCGAATGCCAAGACGCCAAGCCGCATATTTTACGATTGCAACGGATACAGATATTCTGCCCATACGCAATGCAGCAGCCATTATGTGAGGCAGGAGACATTAATGCAGGCGGTGACTGACACCTTAAACCAACAGATCCAGGTAGCCGTAGATGTAGAACAGCTTGCCGACAGGCTGAAACGTATGCCGAAGGTTGTTTGTTATCAGAATGATGCAGAAAACCATTATGCAAGCGTTTCTGCAAAGCGTAAGAATGTGGAAGCTAAAATGGAACAGCTTCTGATAGACCTTACACAGAAGGTCATTGACCGCAGGGAATATGATTATATGAAAAAGCAGTATGCAAAGAAATATGAAGAGTTTTTGCAGGAGGAAACGAAAGCCTTATCTGACATACGGGCCAAAGACGCTGCCCTTAGCGTTACAGAAAAATGGCTGGATGCTATCAAAAAATATCAGAAGATTCCAAGTATTGACCGTGGGCTTCTGGAATTATTGGTAGCCCGGATTGAAATATCAGAAGACAGGACAATTAAGATTATCCTTAATTATGAGGATCCATACCAGCCAATCTTGGAGTTCCTTCAAAGAATAGAGGTGGTAAAGGATGTCAGCTGAGAAACAGGATTTCTATTATCTGCGGCTTTCAAAGGAAGATGGAGATATAGAGGAGGGTTCTGCAGAAGAAAGCTGCAGCATCACTTCCCAAAGAGACTGCATTAAAAGATATTTGCAGGAACACAGTTTTCAGGCAGATGAGTTTGAGGAAATTGCAGATGATGGGTACTCCGGAACCAGTATGGACCGGCCTGGAATGAGACGGCTGCTGAATCTTGTGGAAAACAGCAAGGTACGGACAATTATCGTTCGCGATCTTTCCAGATTTGCCCGGAATTACCTGGAGGCAGGCCATTATCTTGAATTTGTATTCCCGGCTTATGGCGTGCGGTTCATTTCCATCAACGATCAGTTTGACAGTGAGCAGCTTGGCGAAAATACTGCCGGACTGGAATTGGCAATAAAAAACCTGCTGAACCAGATGTACAGCAAGGATATCTCGCGGAAAATTAAGAGTTCTGTGGATTTAAAAAAGCTGAGCGGGGAATATGTTTACGGGACGGCGCCTTACGGATACAAAAAGGGTGAGAAAAAGAATACGATTGTGATAGATAAAGAAGCGGCCGAGATTGTGAAATCTATTTTTGAATGGGCGGCAGCCGGAATTACGATTACCCAGATTGCCCGGAAACTCAACGAAGCGCAGGTGGTGACGCCTTCTGTCTATCTGGCATCGGTAAGGGGAAAATACAAGACACGGGCGGTATGGACCTTTGAATCAGTCCGAAACATTTTAGCCAACCGTATTTACACCGGGGACACAGTGCCCTTTAAATCCCATGTGGTTCGTGTGGGTAGCGATAGAGTGAAGCAGATTCCGGAAGAACTCCAGCAGGTGATTCCGAATACCCATGAGGCGGTCATCTCCCGTGAGCTTTTCTACCAGGCCCGAACCGTGATAAAATCAAAGAAAAAATCCAAAGCCTCACCTCGTCCCAATCCATTCAGGTCTTTATTGGTATGTGGCTGCTGTGGAAATCGTTTATCGAAAAGCAAACCGCAGAACAAGAACTGGATATGTGTAACACATAGATATAATCCCGGATCAGACTGTGAGAAGGTCCGGTTCCGTGAAGATAAGCTGACAGAGATAGTCCTTCGAGCAATCAATGTCCGCTGTAAGCTGCTGGATGCAAAAATAAAAAAGATGAAGGAGGTGAGCCACTCAGCAAAATCCCATGAGCAGATCCTTCAGACAGAATGCAAGACGCTGCGCAAACAGATCGACGGATTACAGGCTTTAAAGATGCAGCACTATGAATCTTATGTAGAAGGCCAGCTGAGCAAAGAAAATTTCCTAATAAAAAAACGGGAAATTTCGACAAAAGAAGAAGATTTAAAAATCCGGCTCAGTGTGGCAGAACACAAACAGATGGAGCAGGCTGAAAAAATCAAAGCCAGCGCCACGCAAATGGAAACCAGCAAAAAAATAATAGAGTACCAGGAGATTACAGGGCTGACGCCTCAGCTGATGAAAGAGCTGGTAAAAAAGATTATCATACGTCCAGATGGCTCTATTCATATAGAATGGAACTTCTGTGATGAAATAGGAGAGGTGATTCCATTTCACAGCAACTTGGCCCTGGAAGAAAAATCCATATGAAAAATTAGAAAAAATGTTGTCCTTTACTTGACACACTCATGAGCGGAAGCCCCATTATACAGAATGGAAAAGTCATTGGGGCAGTCACCCATGTGTTTGTGCAGGATGCCTCAAAAGGCTATGGGATTTTTATAGAGAATATGCTGCAGCATTAAAGTTTGGGCAGAAATAAAAAGGACGTAACAGGGAGTTTTCCCCAGGTTGCGTCCTTTTGTATTAATAATATTATTGTATATGGAACAGGTTTGTGGCAATGGGAGACCCGCAAAGTATAGATTCTATGCTTTGTGTGAAAAAATGTGATATATTTATCTTGTTCTTATTGACAAAAGCAAAAAAAATGAGATATATTTGTAATATAAAGAGATAAATATATCACAATAACAGGAGGAACAATATGAAAACCAACAAGATGAAAATTTGGATCGGATGTGGGATAATTTGTGTGTTGAGTGTGCTTCTTTCGTCGTGGTATGCGGTTACTTTTAATGATTCCCGTCTGATAGTCCCAATGGATTTTAAAAATTATGTATTTGAGATAAGGGATTTGCCGATGATTGTTTCGGTTTCTCTCACCTGTATTTATCTTGCCATGCTGTTTGTCGTTCTTTTTATCCATACAGGAAAAAAGCAGAGACAGGCGGAAGAAACAGGCGTCACCCGTAAAATAAATCCGAGGCTGGGTCGTTTGGGCGTATTAGGATTTTTGGGGTTTGCCGGTTTCTGGACATACTCTGTGAACGGCATAGTTTTCCCGTTTGCGTTTTTCCTGTTCTTTGGTTTTTTTGGTTTTTACTATGAGGGAAAGATGTCAGGGACATTTATGGATGAGCGCTTTCGTGAGAACATTGCCTGCGCTAAGCTGAAAGCGTATAGGATTACTTTTGGAATCATGCTTATTGCGCTGGTAATTCTTTGTCAGGGAAAACTTTTTGGAAGCCTTGAGTATACCCTGATTGCTGCAATTATTACCCTTTCCCTTGCATTGGCTTTGGGGATTTTCCTCTCTGAATATCTGCTGTACCGATATGACCATGACGACCAGGCAGAGGAAGGCGGGGAGTAGGATATGGCAGAATTTGAATGCAGATTAAAAAAGTACCGGCAAATGAAAGAACTGACACAGAAGCAGCTGGCAGAAAAAGTTGGTGTGCGCCGGGAAACGATTATGCGTCTGGAAAGGGCGCAATATAATCCGTCGCTGAAGCTGGCGATTGATATTTCCAGGGCCGTAGAAGTCCCGATTGAAGAAATTTTTGTTTTTAAGTAATAAAATCTGCCTGTTGTAATATTGCGCGGACATTTGTTTGTTATATTGGGAGAAAAAACAAAGGAGTGTGGATATGAAAAAGATTTTGTTGGTAGAAGATGACGACCTTTTAAATAAAACGCTGACCTACAACCTGATTTCTGAGGGTTACGATACCATATCAGCCCTGAATGCAGGCACAGCTGCAGAGTTACTGAGGCAGACGGAATATGACCTGGTACTTTTGGATATCAACCTGCTGGGCGGCTGCGGCTATGACCTGTGCAGGCTCATGATGAAAACTATGTGAACGAACACACCCTGACTACCTCCATCAGCCGGATCCGGGGCAAGATTGAGGCTGATGGCGATACTTATATCAAAACGATTTACGGAATTGGGTATCAGTGGATGGGAGGCGAGAGAAAATGAGTATGGGGCGGATCTCGGTAAAAAAGATATTCCTGCTGACCTGGGCTGGTATGGAGGTTTCCATGCTGGCCATTTGTGCCGTTCTCTTATGGATGACAGGCGAGATCTGGGTGCTTACCACAGGCTGACTGCTGATGCTCTGTGCTCTTGCCTGGATGTTTCTTCTGACAGTTGTTTTCAGTAAACAGCTTTCCATATTTACCAGAGAGCTGTGCCGGGCACTGTCCGGAGAATCTTGGCCTTTCCCACGACAGCAAATGGACGGCGGAAGCCGTGTTCAATCTGCTGGATAATGCGGTGAAGTACACTCTGGCTGGAGGCGCTATCCGGGTCTTTGTAGAACAATGGGAAATGTATGTAAAACTGAGTGTGTCTGATACTGGCAAGGGTATTTCCGAGAGCAATCAGGCCGCTGTTTTCCGGTGCTTCTATCGTGAGGAAGAAGTACACGAACAGCAGGGCGTGGGTATTGGCCTGTATCTGACCCGCGAGATCGTAACACGGCAGGGCGGCTATATC